AGCTGTGTTCCTGCTGTACCGTTTATAGATGTTCCTCCTGCAACTTGATCACCTCCGCCACCGCCATAAGAATAAGTTGTATTGTTAGTATCTGGAAATGGTGCACAGCCTGTAACTCCATGAATTCCGCCTCCGGCTCCGCCAACGTTGCTATGCCAAGTTCTAGATGAACCGCCACCACCTCCACCACCTGCAATTATTAGTGCACCGGCCACGGTAAACGAACCTCTAAAAATTCCAGCAAGTCCTCCTCCAGTTCCTGCGAATCTAATATCTGAACCCCCAGGGCCTGAAAGCCCACCCCCCCCATATATAGCAGTACTTGTATTACAGGTAGTACCTCCCCTTCCTACAACAAGAATCAAAGTTTCCCCTGGAACTACAGGTACGATTCCTTGAGAAAACCCTCCAGCACCTGCTTCAGCCCCGTAGTTCCAGCCTCCTACTAAACCAGCACCACCTCCTGCTCCCCACATTTTTGCAAAAATACGATTAACTCCTGCTGGTACAACAAAATTTTGATTGGCTCCAGTATAATTGAAAACTTGTCTAGAAACGTATGAAGTAGGAATCATTACTGCAGCATCTAGACTAAATCTAAATTTATCTAACACATAATTAATTGAACCGGTATCATTTGCAGATAAACTAATACCGGAACTTTCATTTGGCCCGGTTATATACCTAGACACAATAGGGTTTGTTGTAACTATATTTTGTGCGGTTAAGGATAAAATTCTTGCGTTTTGAGATATAAGAGTATTAGAAGAAAGAGCTGCATTAGACGACCATGTGATAGTATCTGGAACAAATTTAGATTGTGTTATAGAACCATCTTCAAATAATGGTGTGGTTATTTTTTGTAATGGCATACATTATTCAGGTGGAAGTACAGGGCCCAGAGGGGGTTGTTCTGGAGCTTTTGGATATTTTGCCTTAATAGAATCAATTCTTTGAACCCACTGCCTTCCTTCCTCTCCTAAATCTGCTCCATTATTTTGTAAGTGCTTAAAGATTTTATAAATAGTATCTAGTTGATCTCTTATATCAGGAAATTCAGATATTCTTTTACCTTGATGAGATTTATCCTTTTTATATTCATTATATTCTTCTTCTGAAGGAGCAGCTTTAAGCCAATCTTCAAAATCATTATCATTAAATTGCCTATACCCATCAATAAAATAACCAAACTTTGATTCTTTAGTTACCCCTATTGATTCATAGAATTTCTTTTTTTCCAATAATTCTTTATTCATAAACTTGATTTCCCTCCCACCCATTAATTCCATACACATTAACTATTGTATTACAAAAAGAATCTGAAGGAATATTACCCTCTTGAGTGAATATATTAAAGCCTGCTATTGGCCAAATTGTGCGTCCAAGATAATTTAGATATATAGGAATTTGAGGGGTATATTGTACGTGAAAATCAGTATGTGATCCATAATTATAAGAATTCTGGTGTGCTATATATAAACTACCCTGCCAAGATCCATTGGTTGCTGTACCGGGGTTAGTTCTCATTCTCATACACGAATAATATCCTGTATTACCGCCACCGCTCCACCAGTAACTATTGTCGCCGGGATGATAATTCGAATACATCCCGTAACTTATTCCTGTAGAATTACTACCGTTATTATATGTTTCAGCAGATCCGGTATTATTGCTATACCATCTTCCTCCTACCCAATAGGAATTACTAGAGTCTGATGTAAATGTGATATAAGGTATAAATCTAAAAGCAAGTCGAAGTTTATTTTGTAGGGCAGTATTAGAAGCTCTTGGTATAAATGTCTCAATATCAAAAGCAGAATAATTATGTCTTTCTATATTACCAGGGGTCATCCAGATAATACTGATGGAATTCCAGGATGCAGTAAATCTATTGCTAGATATTAATGTTCTTCCTAATCCATACCAACCGGGTACAGCTAATCCCGGTGTCAATGGTGTCGGAAACTGATCATGATAGGCTTCATAAATTCCAGTATCCGTATTATATCTCATGCTGCCTATTTCACGTCTTCCTCTTCTGGTTATTCCAAATGCAGGAAGCAAGAAAGTACTAGTGGAATGTATGAAAGTACCTTTAAGTAGATCCTGTGCAGAGAGTGAAGAAACAGCACTTTGAATTGAACTAATAAGCCCGGGGCTTATAATGTTAGCTGCAGTAAGAGTACCAGCCGCACTCCAACCTGGAGCACCTCTTGTTAGTTTGACAGGAGGTATATTAAAATCTGCTATATTAAGAGAGCTTACAGCATCAAATGTTAATTTATCTGAATCTATAATTCTATTTGCTAGCATTGAATACTGAATAGTACCGGGCCCAGGAAGTGGTAATGTACTAAACGGTATTTGCGAGGGTTTTTGATAAGAAACTTCAAGCAATGTGCCGTTAGGAGGCGGGGTAGACATTCTCAGCAAATTAGGAGTAATAAGTGTGTAATAATCTTTACTTTGATAAACACCGCCGACGAATACATTAATATCATTTACCGATCTAACGGCGCTCAATAAAGTAAAATCAGTATTCGTGCCATCTCCAGTAAAGTTTTGATATGGTAAAATAGAGTAAAAGCCAACGATATTAGTTGCAGAGAGTGTAGTTACAGATAATGCCCCGGTAATAGTTTGATTACCTATAATTTTTACTGTACCATCAAAAGACGAAAGATTGCTATTAATAGATATATTACCTAGTACATTTAAAGCTGATCTTATGGTAGCTCTATTTAAAAAAGAATCGTTTAATGCAGAGAGAAACTTTGCTGTTGTATCATTTGCGGTTAACGAACCGTAGTATGACATATTTCCGTAGTAGATACCGTCTACGAAGGGAAATATAGGATCGCCTATTACAGCTTGAAAGTCTTTTGTAGCACGTGCGTTATTTCCAATTACCAATGATCTACTAGTATTATTACTATAATTCTGTGCGCCTATAATTATATTGTAATTTCCGGAAACTATACCGCCACCAGCAGCAGTTCCAAAAGCTATATTATAACCGCCTAGGGTTTGATTGATTAAAGTTGAGGTACCTAAAGATATATTATAATTACCAGTTTGGTTATTAGATGCATTATTATTTCCGATAAAGATGTTACTAGTTCCTTGGGTAGTATTATACCCCGCAGTATCGCCAATCAATACATTATAACTACCATCTACTACATTTGCTCCTGCATTATGACCAACAAAAACATTAGATTGACCAAAATCTATTACAGTACCGGTTGAATCGCCAACAATAACATTATTAATTCCCTGTATGTTTTGATTGATATTTTCTCCCAAAATAACATTTCCAGCATTGTATAGAACTTTAAGATCATTAATTTTACCTGTAGAACTAATTTCTCCTACAACAGTTAATGTCTTGTTTGGACTACCTGTCTTTATTCCAACAACCCCGTCTTTTATAACACCGTTGAAGTCTACCGCGTTGCCTACATGAAAAACTTCATTCCCGTAGTCAGCATCGTAAAACGATGCAATGTCACCTTGACCTTTACCCTGGGATACAAATAATGCAGGTCCTGGCCCGGAATTAACAACACTTAACGCGCTGGTAACTGAAACGATTGTATTGGTAAAAAAGGCGCTTCCTGTAGTAACTAAATTGCCAAAAATATTAACATTACCAAAAATATCTGCAGCACACAAGAATATTTGCTGTGTAGATAGCGTATTATAAGATACGTATTGTGAACTTGTATCGCTCCACGCAGTATAAACATTAGTCCAACTACCACTATTTGCACTAACTGTAGAATATACTGATTGAAGTGTAGGTGGTACAGCATTAAAAATAATTGTATCCAAAGTTACTCCAGCACTCACTAAAGGTCCTTCTGTATAAAATCCTTGTGTAGAGCTAATATCTCCAATAACAGTTAATGTTTTGTTGGGGTATTCGGTTTTAATACCAACAACCCCGGAATACGTTCCTGGAGGTGTTATGTTGCCAATTAACATCGCAATGCCGCCCTCGGCATCATAAAATTTTGCTATATCATAAAACCCGTCTTGTGACACATATAATGCGGGTCCAAAACCTACGTTAACAATACTAAGTGAACTTGTTGTAGTTGCTTTAGTAGTAATAAACTCTAAGCCGCTAAGAGCGGAGAGAGCACCAATAATTAACATATTACCCTGAATTTTTAAGTCCCCTTCTATTAAACCACCAGATGTTTTGAAATATAAAGAATTAGCAGACGTAACTGTCAGCCAGGTGCCGCTATTTGTGTTTAATGTAGTGTATGTTGACTGCCAATTACTACTACTACTCTGTACTGTGGTAAAGACAGAAACAAAATTTGCGCTGGTTTCTTTTAAGGTAGAATAAGTTGAATCGTAAAGAAGAGTTGTAGAAAAATATCTATTACCTAATGCATCTGTTGTAAGTACCCACGTGGCGCTTGCTGGTAGAGCATTTGAAAGAGGTATCCCTAGATTTGGTTCCGCATCTTTTAAGGAGAGATACTGGTATCTTGTAGAGCTTACTCTATCTGGTGGGTTAGTTTTTTCCCTTCCACTTATATAAAACGGTGTATTCATTAGTTTTCATTAAAGGCTTCTAGTAAAGATATGGACAAATTTAAAGCGTTTTCTGTATCTGAAAACACTACAATTGAATCGCCTGCTGTTAATAGTACTTTACCTAGTGAAACATTGACCGAATCTTTAACAGGGACTGGATAGCCGGAAGCAAGAAAATAAAGAGTTTTATCCTCTATACTAGATATCCCAAAGCAAATAGTAGCAGTATTATTAGATACATTAGCTACTTGAACCGTTAAAATAATTGTAGCTCTCTGAGAGGGACATATATATATTGGTAAAATATTTGATGTATACGTGCTAGGCACTGCAAATTTACGTACAAATTTATTTAAAGGAACCTGTGCCATATACTTTATTTATTCCAGAGATAATACAAATGGGGTTATAAGTGAAAATAGTGATCTATTAAATGTACGGCCTTCAATAGTACCGGTAGCCTGTCTAATGACAAAATCAGTACCTACTTTAAAATCACCCTGTTCATTTGTTAATGTCACGAAGATAATACCTCCGTCTCGAGCACATACTTCATTTTCTGGTTTAGATATTCCTCCTAAGACTGGTAATGCTGTACTTAATGTGCTTCCAGCTCCTACATATTCCATAGTATAGGCACTAGCTAAAATAGTACTTCTTAAATAAAAATTAACTTTACCTCCTGAAATATATGATACTGCAGCATCATCAGTTGTTATCTGATATGTTACCGGGCCAACTAAACCTGCTGTAGTAATTTGAAATAATGTTTTCGGACTATCTTTATCTGCTTCACACTCAAAAACCATTAACTGTGCTGGTTTTAATGCGACGATCGTTGGATCTACTTTTTCAACTAAAAAGCTATTAAAGCCTGCAGAAACATCAGTAACTAAAGTACCTGTTAATACGGGTGTATTAGATTTACCATATGCAACAAGACCGGATAGACCGAATGAAGCATTTGAGGTATTAATATCACATTGACCTCCAGCGCTAACCATTACAGCGGTTGTTCCGCCAATAGTAAATATACTAACCAATTGTGCGTAACCATTATTATTAACAATTATACCATCCCCACCTTCATTAAACTGAGTATAAGAATCTAAAACCATACTACGTATAAATCCTCCAACCCTATCACCGTCTACTCTCATCCCGGCACCGGCATTATCGAGTCCAGGGACTGTAGATTGGGTAATTGAGCTGCATCCTTGAACATATGGACTTGTAATAATATAAAGAGGATGACCGAACACATTTTTATTTCCTGTTGGCGGAGATACTATGTAACTTGGAGTATTGAAGGCAACTTGATATTGAGGATCAGAAGCATTAATGTTTGGAAACGCTACCGCTGCTGCTGGTCTTTTATGACCTCTAAACGTAAATCCCCAGATATAATCCGCATTAGTTACCCAAAATAAATCGTATGCAGAGTTCTGTGGAAAGACGCTAGTTCGTCTTAGATTATCCCCAATAATAGAGGTTTTCTGAGGAACATAAACAGGATTTTTTTCATAATATTCACCCGTTTTAACAAAAATAGTATATTGACGGTTAGGATTCTGAGAGGCATATTGACACGCTCTTTTAATTGTTCTAAAAGGGTAATTTTCCGCTGTACCTACATTTGTATCAGAACCAGAAGTTGTTACATAGAGTACATTAGGAGTTTGCCACAGTCCCCCGGAAATTAAGTTTGAAATAGTATAAAAGTCTACCTGGAATTCGCCTTGGTTAGGTCTATACCCAACTAAAAAATCTGAAGGAAGAGGAGAGGTACGTGAAAAATCAGCAAAAGACCTATACATAGTATTATTTAGTTTTAGTACCTACAAAAGAGGTATACTAAAATAAATAAAGTTTAATTAGTCTTTAGCGTTATCTTTTTCAACCGATTCAATAGGAACAATATCCACACGGCTAGCAAAACGAGTACCGCTGATCAATGTAACCGGTACTAGTGCTGCTTTATATTCGTTAAGAAGAGTTTCAATTTTTTCCTTTACAGTCAATAGTTCCTTGTCTCTCGATGTAAGTTCTGGAATTTCAGGCATATTTTTATTTATTTTATGAGTTTTAATATCCACTAACTATTTGTATATAAGTTAATCTTTTCCAATCGGACGACTTTACATAGCCTGCCTCATTACAATATATTATATCTATCTTTTGAGATTTATTGAATGAAGGAACAACAAAAGATATAGTGTTGTTTGTATATATTGTATAGGGTATAGGATAACCGCTAAAGGGAGGATTTGCAGCACTAGTACTTCTTATATCAGAATAAAAATTACAGTTACTTTGTGTACCATCGAACCTATTTGAACTTAGATAAAGACCAGCCGCAGTTTTATAGTTAAACATATTTCCGTTAACATAGATTTCCTTACCGGAAGTGTTCACAACAATTGTAATGTCACTCATTAAGGCTCTCCAAGAGGGGTATATAATCTCAATCCCGACATAATAGGTCTACCGGAAACTGTGACTACTTCTGTATTTGCAAAAGATGACAAGGTAGTTGAATCACTTGTTATCGCGTTTGCTTTAAGATAGGTATAGCTTCCATATGAAATATCTGTTCCTGTGCTTACTGCAGTAAAGAATGTATCAATCTTATATATATTTTTTGCGGGCGCTACTGGATCAGGAAATAACCAACCTTTGATAGTAAAGGAAGTATCAGCAATAATCTGTGCTTTTTGATTACCGTTGATGTCGGTTGGATATGACATGTTGACATTTCCACTCCATAATACTTCAGATCTAATTTCTTGAGTATAAGGTAAATTAAATTCTTTTGGAACCGTCCAGCTTAAAATTATATAAGGGTTATTAAAAGGTACAAAATTACTTAAAATTTGATCCATATCAGATTGATATCTAGAAATTATACTCATCTTAACTTCAATGTTAATTGGAACTGGTGCTTTGTAATAAAACGTAACTGGACCAGGGCTATTTTCAAAAGGAGTACTCGGGGCAAAAAAGCCCGCATTCTTATTAAAGACTCTATTATTATCTCTTTGAATACTACCAATAGTAACACTAACAACGGGCAAAATTAAATTTTGACCCGGATTTATTAAGTCAAATAAAACTCTTTGTTTAGGAGCATATATATATCTTACTTCTTGAGTAGCTCCAGGTACTCTATTTTTATCATATCTTTTTATTATTACATCATCAAAAGCAGCTAAGAATTGAATGAGTAAATCCTTGATCTCAAAATAATGAGAGGATACTTTCATATCTATTATTTAATAGATATGCTAGTTATAATACTTCCACTTTTGCGCAGATAACTTAGCTGCTATTTTTCTCTTTGCAGATGGCTTAAGAAAGCTTCTCCTTATTCTAACTTCTTCCATAACACCACACTTCTTTACAGCATTTGTAAATTGTTTTAGTTTTTTGTCAAAATACAGTTTATTAGAACTTTTATTTTTATCTAATACTACCTCACAATTGATAATCATTTTTTTTCTATTTATATTCCTTCCTCTACAATTGCTAGTTCTACGTAGGAATTAAAAAATTTGTTTGGTTTTTTAGGGGCTAGTAATTTTGCATGATGTTTAATTTCCTCTATATCCTGACAAAGAGTTTTTGTACTATAGTCGAATATAATCTTATCTTTCTGGTGACTAAAGCTATAAGGATAGGGTACTTCAAACACTTTCTTGCTTTGGGTTACACACAAAGTAAACACAAGATAAAAATCCTTTACACAAAATAACAGTAATTTACCTGATTTAATTGTTTTTCCGTTAATTATAAAACTGATCTTTTGTTGTAAGAACCTATTAATAGATTTTTCGAGTTGTTCGACAATCATATTAAGAATCCATATAAGCGACTTTTTGCGATGTCGTCATTTTTGCTATATTCTCATTGAAATATTTCCAAAAAGCAGGACCTGCGGGGATAGATGTTATTAAGTCGCAACTATCCACACTCACACAACGAAAATCCTGCATGAATAAATCCCATACTATAATAATATTCCTTTGATCCGGATTATACTTGAGACCGCGGACTGGGGGATGAAAATTAAGAGTAACTCTACCATCGGTACTATTGAGAAGTTGTTGTGCATTTGTGCACAACATTCGACGTGTCATAGGTTTACCTAGCTTAGGCCGCCTCCGGGTAAACTTAATCTCACAAACGTTGTTTCTTAGTACGCTTTTCAGGCTTGTCAGTGATACTAACATCGCTCTTTCTCGGTTTTACGACACCGAATATACGTTGTTCATTTAGAAAAATACCGTGACTGACTTTACCGTGATCGATTACTTCTATATTTGCAATCGGTACACCCATATTATTTGGGAAGCAAACATAATCCCCTCTTTTAACCAATCTACAGCTACCTCCACATAAAATTACCTTACCAATACGCCATGCATTAGTCTCTGCATTTATAGGAACCACAATACCGTTTCTAATAATGGTATTAGAGGTTTCTCCCTCATCAACAAACTCTACAAGAAGAATATCATCCAATAACCCAGACAAATCATATCCCACAAATATACTATTGAAACTATTTCTAGAGTGAGAACTTAAATCAATTAAACTCTTCTGTACTGGACCAAGTTGATCAACATTAGCTTTACTCATATAGTCACTTAGTCGTAAACTATATGAAAATCAAGACTCTTTAGTTTTTATCTTCTTTATATAATTGATACGCTGCCGTTTGAATGTAGGCAGAACATTCATTAACATATTATATTGGTCAATAGAAGATTCAATTTGTTTGTTGACCCTATTAACCGTTAGATTAACAATTCTGGCTGCAACTGGATCGAGCATGGATAACCATCGATTAACAATAAAAGGTTGGTATTCCTTTTCCGCCTCTGGGGTAGTAAAAATATCCTTTTTTTTACTGAACGCTAAACCGTCAATAATATCAAATATATTCAATGGGATATAATCTTAGTCGACGCAATAAAGATATCATCATTGGTTTGGTAAAAGTAATTTACAACATCAGACATAAACTTTGTACAATCTACATCATTTAAATTAGTACTATAAGCAAAAGCGGGTGCCTGTTTACCGGCTCTTACATTAATGCCGGTATGACCGAGTGCGGCTCCATCTTTCACGTGCACAATACTAACACTACACTTACCTTTTTGCTGGGTTACCCCACCTTGTGTAAACTCTTTTGTTACCATTAAATCATCACCATCAACCTCAATAGGGGCTTGAATATATTTGTACAAAATATTTGCAATATTGGCATTAAACATTCTCTGATAGCAGATAGCGCCAAAGCTTTCAGTTATAAGAGGGATCTCATAGAGAAGATGTATCATATCTTCACTATAGATAAAATCTTTATTAAGAGAGTCTTCTTGATCAATTAATCCCTCTGTCTCAACATTTGCTGGAGCCCGGAAAGCAATAATATTGCCGATAGGTAAACATTTGTTACGAAAATATTTGTAAGCAAATCGTTTATGTAGAAGAACGCCATCGTAAACTTTAATATCATTTAGAATCATAATAAAATTATAATATGGGTTAGAGGTTAGTCCATAGAAAATATAAACCAAAACCTAATAAACAGGCTTTAAACTCATGACCATATTCATATTTGCAAAAATATATACCGGTATCGAGCTGGGTAATTAGAGGACCACATTCTATACCATCTTCTGTTTTTCTATGGAAAAGAATCTTTGGCAGAGTTATCTTAAATTTATTATACTTCATATGTTAAATTTGCGCGCAAACAAGTTGTGAAAGTATTTGTCAAAGGAAGATTATCATATCCTATATAAAAGACAAAGTCATTAGATGGAGAAACACTGTTTTCGCAGTGCGTGAGCAAAAAAAGTTTACCCAGGTATCTATTATCACTCATATAAAGCTTGTTTCTTACCCCCCAACAATACATTTTAAGCAAATATTTTAAAAAATCAACTGTAATATTTCTATTTGATATATCCTTTTTATATATAAATAAGATTATACATATGCCTGAATACGGAAATGCTGATACTAATCGTGAGTCGACATTTGGTCGGTCATTAATGAATTATATTAACAACCGTCTACCATATCAAAGCTATACAACAATTGACACCATTAGTAAGCTAAACCCTAAGTTTAAAGTATTTCAGGATACAGGTAGTAAGAGAACCGAAGCACTAGCACGTCAAAGTATTAGTAGCAATACAGAATACAATAGCCTTGATCCCTCTGGAATTGTTGGTTTGGACAACAACTTTACACAATACATGTATGCAAACATACAACATGACAAAATTGCCAGACTGCGTGATTATAGGGTAATGGCTTCGTTTTCAGAAGTCGCTGACGCTTTAGATGAAATTTGTGATGAGGCTATTAACAAGGATGCAAAGGGTAAAGTTGTTGACGTTAGATTTAGTGAATTAGATTTAGATGATAAAGACTCCGAGGCTCTTAAAAAAGAATTTCAACGATATATAAACTATTTTGATTTATCTCATAAAGGGTGGGAGTATTTTAGAACTCTTCTTGTTGATGGTGAAATTTATTTTGAGCATATTATTCATAAACAATATGAAGAAGATGGTATATTAGGCACAATCACAATACCTAATGAATTTATAGATCCAATTTTCGGTAATGTTCAGAATATGATGATTAAAGGTTATCTACTCAGAAAACCGGTCTTTGATAAAACCAATCCAACTAAAATTTTAGAATATAAGCTTGTACCATTAGATAAAAATCAAGTCACATATATTAACTCTGGTATATGGAACGAAAATAAAACAATACGGCTACCGTTTATTGAGAATGCGCGTAGAGCTTATCGACAAATTAGTCTTCTCGAAGATGCCGTAGTCATTTATAGGTTAGCGAGAGCACCTGCGAGATTAATCTTCAATGTGGATGTTGGTAATATGCCAGCACCAAAAGCTGAAGCTTACCTTAGAAAGTTAATGAACCAGTATTGGTCTTCGAAGACATATGATTCATCCCAGGCAGGATCTGCTGTGAAGAAATATAACCCTCAAAGTATCTTAGATAACTTCTGGTTTGCGAAGCGCGCAGGCTCTGAGGGTACTGATGTAAGACAGCTTGAAGGTGCTAATCAAGCCTGGGGATTAGAGGAGATGAATTATTTCCTTAAAAAGCTTTACAAAAGCTTAAAGGTGCCTGTATCAAGATTAAATGCAGAGACTGGCTATAAAGACGATATGAATATTCTTCGTGAAGAATTGAAATTTGCTAAATTTATCGTAAGAATGCAGCAGCAATTTGCTGAGGGATTAAAGAATGGTTTCATTACTCATTTAAAACTTAGAAAATTATGGGAAAAATATGAATTAAAAGAAAATAACATTGATATAGACTTTAATGTTCCAGTTAACTTCTTTGAAATGCGCGAAGCTCAAAAACAAGAAATAAAAACAAAGACATTCTCTGATTTAGTACAAGCTTCTGATAGTATAAGCAAAACATACGCCTTAAAGAAGTTTATGGATTGGACAGATGTAGAGCTTTTGGCCAATAGAGAATTTATGCGTAAGGATATAGCTTTTAGTTGGGAGCTTGAGCAAATTAAAGCTGGTGGGCCTAACTGGAAGGAAGCTGCTCTTTCTGGTATTCAGCCTGCAGAAGGTGGAGATCTTGGAGCAGGAAGTGCAGCAGTTGGCGGAGGCGGAGCAAGTGCATTACCTCCACCATTTGGCCCTACCCCGGGAGGTACACCTGAAGCTACCCCAGAAGCCGGTACACCTGCACCAGAAGCCGGTACCGTAGCTTCAGAGCCTGTCCCAGCACCGACAACCGGTTAAGTTCTTCTTAGTTTCTTAATAACAAAATTGAGTTTCTTTACTTCGTAGCGTCTAGCATCAATTTCTTCAGGAGCATACCAGTACCTATCGCTTAAGTTAATCATATCTTTATATGAATATTGAAACTTTATTTTTTTATGTTTTATTTTATATTGAATAAAATGCCTTAGCTCATGAAGTAAGTTCCTAACCATTCTTCTTACTTTAGAGTTTTTATTCTTTGAATATGTATCAATACCAACACTTATTTCGTTCCTTGATATATCAAATTCACTATCTCTTGCACTACATCTAATATGTACGTGGAGTGTTTTATTAGAGGGGTAACCCTCTTTATAGCACAAATATTTTAGTATATCCTTTAGTGATTTATAGCACACATTATATTTTTTAAGCCAGTTATGGGTTTGCCTGGAAAATATTATATTCACTTAAGCCAAACTGTAGTAGGATCAAATGCTGTGGTGTCAAGAAAATTCCATACCTCATATTCTGGCTTAACTTCAATCGTAGCGGCTTTAATAAGGTTGGCGAGAAGAGATTCTAAGTCTTGAATATGCCATACATCATCCAATAATCTTCTCCCAGAGGTTCTCGTTTTATGTGCAACGTGATCTGCATACGAATAAGCAAAACCAGCAAAGGGCGGTATCATACATCCAAGACCAACTAAGTTACCTAAAATTCTAGAACAAACCTCCTTACCTCCCACCGAATGCATAGTTACTATAGCACATGCAGGTTTTCCTACAAGATACTTAGAACCTTCAAGTACAGTCATCTTTTCAAAAAGTTGCTGCATACTAGAACCCCAACTATCCCAATATGTACCTGTAGAAAATATTAGTGCATTCGCTTTTTTAATAGCTCTTTTAACAGTGTTCCAGCAGAACGAAGGCGAAAGATGGATAACTCTTACCTTAACATTTTCATGTTTTTTCAATATCATCCTCTTGATCTTTTTCAGAAGCATAGATGTATTACCTGCTCGCCCTCCAATGGCACCATTGATAATAAGAATCTGCTTCATTAATATAATATAGATGAAGTTTCAACAATAATCAAATAATATTTACTTGGTTCAACCACAAAGTGCCTTAATAATAAAATATGTATTGATTTTAAAAGAATGTCACTTAATATATTGATATGGAGAAA